CAAGAAGTAATTACAATTAAATTATTTGATGAAATAATAAGAAGATAGACAAAAAACAAATAAAAGATATTATACATAATATATAAATTTTTTTTATTTTTACTACTTAAAACATAGAAATAAATTCTGGAGACAAATATGGGATTCCTACAGGGAGATACAAATAACATAATTCTAGACGCAGTTTTAACAGATACTGGAAGACAATTCCTATCAAGAAATGATGGGAGCTTTAGTGTTGTAAAATTTTCATTAAGTGATGATGAAGTAGATTATTCCATAATCCAAAAATATGGAAGAACCGTTGGTCAAGAAAAAATAGAAAAAAATACTCCAGTCTTTGAAGCTTTAACAAATCAAGCTTTTGCACAAAAATATCGTTGTGTGTCTGTTTCAAATCCAAATTTGATATATTTACCAAATCTTACGCTGTTAGGCAACAATGTTTCTAATAATATTCTTTCCATTGGAAATACAACACAAAAAACAAGAACAGTCACAGTAAGCCAAAATATATCAAACGTTTCATCAATTGACATTGAACTTAGGGATCAATCATTTATAGTAGAAGTAAACAATTTATTCTTACAAGTTCTTGGTACTGCTCCAGATAATATTGATAGTAATTCAAGAGCAACTTATATATTAACTCGTGATTCTGGACAGACTGCTCAAGGTGGTTCTACATTGACATTAAATGTTGGAACCAAATCTATAACAGATACTCAATTTCAAATTTACGGTGCATCTAACAATAAATCGTTAATCACCACATTCATTAAAGTTTCTGGAATTCAATCTGGAGCTGTACTTGAATTCCAAGTAAATATCAGTAGCACCCTCTGATTAACAATAGGAAAAAAAATGGCTGTATTTAAAGAATTTTCTGCCGAAGATGTAAAAACAAATAAATCATATCTAAACCAATTAGTTGATATTCTTGGTTCAGATATATCTGGTTCATCAACAAGAAAACAATATCAAGTTTTCGTTACTGGTGGTTTAGGACCAGGAGTAACTTCTTCCTTATTCCAAACCGTATTTGATCAAGATTTTACGCTTCAAACTGCAAATGCAATTTTTGATACAACATTTGGACTACATACTGGCTCAGAAGTAGTAACATATCTAAATCCAACTATTGATTCAAATGGAAAATACTTATTTCCAGCCAATTCTCTTATGATGAGAGAAAAAATGGATATATATAGATTATTTGCTCAGAATCTACTTGGTGATTCAAATGCTATGTTTACTGCTATTTCTGGTTCTACTTCTTATAATATAAAAGAAGCAATGTTTATTTGTTTTAAACGATTATTTTCAAGAGATCAAGTAAAAAGAGAAACTTTTGCAATTAGATATTATGCTTCAGGTGCTTCTTTAGGAGCAGGGCAACAAAATTTAGCTAAAGCAAGTTCTAATGGTTCTTTTATTCTTACAGATATTAATTCATCAGTTAATAAAGAATATGAAGTTGGTGGTCAAGTTTCTACAGTGGTAGATTCTGCCAACATTGCTAATCCTTTAGGACTTTTATTCCTCGATAAAGGTATCCTTGTTTTAGACATATCTAGAAGTTTCGACCAAGCTGGACCAATTTCTGGTGCGATTGATTGTGTAACCAATACCGCAGGAATAGTTACAAATTTCACTGGGACATTAAAAAATCTTATGTCTTCTGGCTCTATGGATGAATTCTTAGACCATGTTTGTTCCACTAGATTTACCGGTTCTGATGAGACTTCAATAACATTTCAAAATATAACAAATATAAACAGTACACTTTTCTTCTGTAGAGCTGGTGCAGATGAATTCAATTATTCTTCAAATCCAACGTTTACAGATGAAAATAATCGAATCACTGTAATAGACCCTGGACAAGAAGAAACTCAAAGAACATTTACTTTCGTAACAAGTATAGGACTTTATGATTCAACAGACAATTTATTGGCAGTTGCAAAAATGTCTAGACCAGTTAAAAAAGACGATGAAAGAGATGTTACATTCAAAGTAAGACTTGATTTCGTTCGTAAGAATAATAAAAGAAAAATTATTTTTAGAAACAGATGATTATAAATACAAATCTCTTTTTTCATCTTATTATTATTTTATAATGGCTTTAAAAGATGAAAAAAGAGATTGTCTTTTTTGCTTAAACAAATTTACACCAAAATATAAACCACAAGTTTGTTGTTCTCGACATTGTTCAATTTTATTGCGAAATAAAAATAAAATTTCAAAAAACATAATAGAACTTAATTGTGATTGGTGTAAAGTTTCTTTTACTAAGAAACTTTCAACATTAGGAAAAGTTGGCAATTATTGTTGTCTCAATTGTTCACAGGCTGCAAAACGTGGACATGAAACAAAATACATTACAAAAACATGCCCTAATTGTAATAATAAATTCGATTGTTTGTTTAGAAAACAAACAATCTTTTGTTCTAAATCTTGTTCTAAATCTGGTAAAAATCATCCATTATACGGAAAAAAAATAAAACAAAAGAATAAAAATATTTGGAATGAAGGTTTAACAAAAAAAACAGATTCAAGATTGGCTGATTTAGGAAAGAAAATTTCTTTTATTCAAAAGCAACAATTTAAAGATGGATTGCGAACAAATAAAGGCAAAAACAATCCAAACTATGGGATAACAACCTCACAAAGAACTCCAGAACAACTCGAAAATTACTCTTCAGCAGCTATTAATAGATTAAAAAATAATCTTATAAAGATAAGAGGTCAATTTGAAAGTTTGAAAACAGGTAAAAAAATTTCTTTTAGAAGTAGTTTAGAAAAACAATTCATTGAATGCTTAGAAAAAGACAGTAATGTAATTCATTACGAATATGAACCATTTGCAATTGAGTATGAAGATTTAAAAAATAAAAAAAGAAAATATTTACCAGATTTTTATATTTGTTATAGCAATGGAGAAAAAGTAGTAATAGAAATAAAATGTGATTATACAGAAACAGTTGGAAATTTTTCTCAAAAAAAGAAAGCAGCTTTAGATTGGTGTGAAACAAGAAAATATAAATTTTTAATATTTAAAAAATTTGATATTTTAAACTATGAAAGTAAATTAAATGAATAAATATCCAATTAAAATCGGAGGAAGAATATACACAATTAATTTAATTAATTCTGATCATGATGAAACATTTTCTACTCATGATAATGCATATGGATATGTTGATTATGTAAATTCTAAAATTACAATAAAAAATGAAGTATCTAAAAATTATCAACAAGAAAATATAATACATGAAATATTACATGCATTATTAGACAATGCGGGATTGCCAGAAGAAAATCTAGATAAAACAATACAAATTCTTACTCCAAGAATACATGCATTTTTAATTGATAATATAGAGTTTCAAAAAAAATTTTTAGAATTTGAAAAAAACGAAGATAATATTTAAAACAATACATTATGTCGATACAAAAAATAAATCCAGACGATATTGAAAATTTTACAATTGAAACAAATCCATATAGAACTTATTCAAGTTCTTCATCTGGAATTACTGGTTCCGTTTATTTATTTGCAAGACGTTCTTTGATACAAAAAGACCCATATTCAAATACCAGATTTACTGTAGGTCCGTATTCAGATTCAAATTTAGAATCTGCAAGATTAAATACTCTAAGATTAACAACAAATAATATAGCTGGAAATATTATTGGGTATATGAGTGGAGTACAGGAATTACAAACTTCTGGTAGGCAATATCAGAAATTAGAAATAAAAAGACTTGTTCCGCCATATTTTACTAATACTCCTTTTTCCGGTTCTGTAAATAAATTCAATGTAACTCCAAAAAATATCTCTGGTTCTTTTATAAAAGAAATTATATTAAATAATTTATTTCCTTATTATAGAACAGTAGACCCTAATTCTCATTTTGCAATATCTAATTTTCATAGTTTAAATTTTTTTACTAGCAGCACAACCCCAGACCAATCTGTTTTACTGTATCCAAATCCTTTAAATGAAGATAGTGATAATAAAGAATCATTTTTTGGTTTTAATAATTCTTTTACATTTGATTTTTGGATAAAACCAACTCAAATAAACAATTCTTATAAAGCAGGAGCCATATTTCATTTAACAGGTGCTTATTGCGTGTCTTTACATACTGGTTCTTCAAGAGATTTAAATGGCAATATAAATGCATATAAATTAGTATTGCAATTGACCGAATCAGCTAATATAAATCCTTCATTGATTACAACTGGGAATTATATATTTTCATCTTCTAATAATGCTTTAAAAAGAAACGAATGGAATCATGTAACAATACGTTGGGGTGGACCAACATACAATAATGGAACTGGTTCTTTTGTGATTAATGATAAAATTGATAGTTATTTTAATATTAATAATTCTCTTTTGATCGGAGATTATCAATACGGTAGTCCATCAGTATTGTGCATAGGAAATTATTATGAAGGTACAAATAATAATAC